TCCGCTAAAATAGCGGCAGAATGATCCTTGAGGTTCCAAAATGGCGGCACCAGGCTACACCCCAATTCAGCTCTACCGTACGGTTACGTCCGGGGCGGCGCCTGCTGCTGGCGACCTTACCAATGGCGAATTGGCTATCAACTACTATACAGGCGACATGGCGCTCTACGCCAAGAGTTCGACAGGGTCTGTCATCCGCCTGATGAACAACCCGGTTGGCTTGAAATATCCGACTGCTGACGGAACTGCTGGCCAGATTGTCAAAACCGATGGCTCTGGGAACCTTTCCTTCGCCTCCCTTTCTACCCTTGGCGTTTCCACGTTCAGCGGAGGAAGCACGGGCCTTACGCCAAACAGCGCAACAGCGGGAGCGATTACGCTCGCCGGAACCTTGGCTGTCGCCAATGGCGGCACTGGCGTCACGACCAGCACGGGCACCGGCAACAACGTCCTCTCGACCTCCCCAACGCTGGTGACGCCGGTTCTGGGCACCCCGACTTCCGTGACTCTTACCAATGCCACGGGTCTCCCGCTGTCTACGGGCGTCACGGGAAACCTTCCCGTCACCAACCTTAATTCTGGAACTAGTGCTAGTGCAACTACGTTCTGGCGCGGTGATGGAACTTGGGCGACGCCTGCTTCTAGCGGCTCTGGAACGGTCAACTCTGGCACTTCAGGCCAGCTTACCTATTACGCTTCGACCGGCACGGCTGTCTCTGGCCTGACGACAGGCACGGGCGTCACAACGGCTCTGGGCGTCAACACTGGGTCTGCTGGCGCGTTTGTGGTCAATGGTGGCGCTCTTGGAACGCCTTCTAGCGGCACGTTGACCAATGCGACAGGGCTCCCGCTTTCTACGGGCGTGACAGGCACGTTGCCGGTGGCCAATGGAGGCACCGGACTTACAGCGACACCAACGAATGGCCAGCTTGATATTGGGAATGGAACGGGTTTCACGCGCACAACTTTGACCGCTGGCAGCAATATCTCGATCACAAACGGATCGGGTTCAATCACGATTGCATCTACTGCAAGCGGCGGCGGGCAAACTCAAGGCGGATTCCAGTCTTCCGCAACATCTCTTTATCCTGGGTGGGGCCTTAGCGCCAGTTCAGCGTCGACTTTCGTTTTAACTACAAGTCGTGTTTATTACGCCGCATTTGTCGTGGGTCAGTCCACTACATTTACGAAAATAGGAATTTTGGTCACGACGTTGCAGGCCGGAAAGGTTGCTAGGCTTGGTATCTATAACTGGTCAGGTGGAAAGAGCACCACGTTAGTTCTTGATGCAGGGACAGTTTCTTTAGGTACATCTGGTACATCTGAAATTACAATATCTCAAACACTTTCCGCAGGAGTATATTCTCTAGCAATTATAGCCGACTCTTCAACCGCTGAAGTCAGGGGTGCACAAACGTCAGTGCAAGTCGCCAGCTTCATGTATGGACTGAACGATGTGAACAGCGGCACAAACACCATCATGCAATACGAAGCAGGAACGGGCAGCACTCTCCCATCCACTGCGTCTGCATCGCCTATAAATCTTATAACCAATAATCCTCCCCTTGTATGGTTAAGGGTCTAACATGCAAAACATCCTCTATTCCCTCTACGAAAATGGCGTCTTGGTTCATCAGGAAGATACCCGTTTGGTATCAGTCTGCGCCGAACACAAGCTTGTGGAAATTCGCTACAAGTGCGCGGAGTTGATCGCCGCCACTGGCATCGACTGGATGGTGCAGCGTGAGGTGTCTGGGGGCAAGCCCGTACCGCAGGCTGTAAAGAACCAGTGCGCGGCTTATCGGACACGCTCAAATGATCTGGAAAGCCAGGTTGCTGCTGCAATTTCCTCTGCCGAAAATGACGACGACAAAGCCGCCTGCGATGCGATTGAAGCTGTAACTTGGTAAGCATCGCAATGTCTCAAGACCTGATCAATCTCGTCACCGGTTCGGCCATCGCTGTCGGCGGCTGGTTTGCGCGTCAACTATGGGATTCTGTTCAGGCTCTCAAATCTGACCTTCACAAAATTGAGGTAGACCTACCCATAAGCTATGTGCGCCGTGACGATCTCGACAAGCGTATGGCGCACATTGAAACCATGTTCCAACGGATCTATGACAAGCTCGATGGGAAGGCGGACAAATGAGCACGACCGAAGAGAAGCAGGAAAAGATCGCTCTTGAGATGGCCGCAAGCGCAAGCAAGGGCGCGCTGGTCGAGAAGATCGTTTTTGCCGGTATCCCAATTCTTTTCTCTTGCGTCGTCTACCTGATGAGCGCGCTTTCTAACGCCAATAACGAAATTATTCAGCTCAAGTCCAAGATTGCCGTTGTCGTTAATTCTGACAACAAGGCGATCCCGCCCCAAGGCACAACCATCGACATGGCGCAGATCAGGGAAAGCTTGAGCGATCAGATCAGCAAAGTTGAGAAAGAAAGTGCGCTTGCTCGCGCGGCCATGACTCTTGATCGCGAGCGTTCAATGTCTGCCATTGAAAAAAGCCGCATGGATATGGTGGCTGATGCCGCCGCCGCCCGTGCTTCTATACGGTTTGATACGGCCCAGATGATTGCGGCTTTGGATAAACGCATCACGCTTTTGGAGAAGGGCAAATGAGCTTACTTGATCAATTCGGCCCGCTACTCGGTCAAGTTGCCCCCACCATCGCAACAGCTTTGGGCGGACCTTTGGCAGGGGTGGCTGTCAAAACCCTGTCCAATGTTTTGCTGGGTCACGAGGGTGGGTCTGAGGACGACGTGAAGGCGGCTATGGCTACTGCATCACCAGACCAACTTGCCGCCCTGAAAAAGATCGACGCTGACTTCAAGGTGCAGATGCGAGAACTCGATATCGATCTGGAGCGTATTGCCGCCGGGGACCGCGACAGCGCCCGCAAGATGCAGGTGGAGACGAAGGACTGGGTTCCCAAGCTCTTGGCCATTGTCATCACGGTTGGCTTCTTCGGCATCCTCGTCTGGATGCTGGTGCAGGGGATGCCGCAAACCGGCACCGAGGCGCTCCTCATGATGCTTGGCGCGCTGGGAACGGCGTGGACCGGCGTCGTCAATTTCTACTACGGCTCGTCGGCTGGCTCCAAGGCTAAGAACGACCTCCTCGCCTCAAAGGACAAGTGACATGAAAGAGAATTGGGACGCCTGCTTCAAAATGGTGATGAAGCACGAAGGTGGGTTTGTGAATCACCCGAAAGATCCGGGAGGGATGACCAACTTGGGTGTCACCCGCTCGGCTTGGGAAGCCTACCTTGGCCGCGATGTCAGCGAAGCGGACATGCGCGCTCTCACGCCAGAGGCCGTCAAGCCGTTCTACAAATCCCTGTACTGGGACCGCATCAAGGGCGACCAACTGCCTCCCGGCGTGGATTATGCAGCCTACGACCTTGCGGTGAACAGCGGCCCCCACAGAGCTGCGAAATACCTGCAAGATGTCGCCGGGGTCGAGGCGGACGGTATGATTGGCCCCAAGTCTTTGGAGGCCATAAAGGTGTGTGATCCGGTACGCATGGCCGAATCCATCTGCGATATGAGGATGAATTTCCTAGAAGGCCTTGCGACATTTGAAACCTTTGGCAAGGGGTGGACCTCTCGCGTCAACGACGTGAAGGAGAAATCCATAGATATGGCGAACGATGCCTGATGGTGTTAGGATGCGCTCATGGCTACGACAACCACTTACACCACACTTCTGGAAGACCTGAGACGATATCTTGAGCGTGGCTTCACGCTTGAGTCGGATCAGCTTGTCTATGAACAGCTTCCTCGCCTGATCAATCTTGCTGAGCGCCGCATCGCTCGTGAATTGAAGGTTCAGGGGCTTATCAACGTACTGACTGGCACCCTCCAAGCTGGCCTCGCAGTCTATCCAAAGCCTGACCGCTGGCGCGACACGGTGTCTTTCAACTTTGGTTCAGGTGATCAAAATAACGAATACAACCAGCTTTTTCCCCGCTCATATGAATATATCCGAAGCTACTGGCCCGACCGCACAGAGACGGGTTTCCCGCTCTTCTATGCTGACTATGACTACAACAACTGGATCATCGCCCCGACGCCTGACGCGGCATATCCCTTTGAGGTTCTGGTCTATCAACTTCTGCCGCTTCTCGACGAAACGAACCAAACAAACTGGCTGACGGAATACGCGCCTCAGGTGCTTCTCTACGCCTGCCTTCTTGAGGCCACACCGTTTCTCAAGAACGACGAGCGCATTGGTGTTTGGCAGCAAATGTACGACCGGGCTTCGCAGGCTCTCAACGGTGAAGACCTGTCCAAGATACTTGATCGTTCTGCCCGCAGGACGGAGGCATAAATGACCACGACCTACACCGAAGTCTTTGGCGGAACGAATATCTACCCGTCAGACGTCTCTTATCTTGCCTTCAACCTGTCCGCAGCCGACGTTGTTCTGGCATGGCCGGTTGAGACGAACGCTCCAAATGCGCTCGCTGATTACGTCGCCGCTCGCATCATGGACGTGAACAGCACCGGCTCAGGTCGGGAGGTCTACCTCCCCGCAGCCAATGAAGCCTCTGTCGGCGAATGCTTCCTGTTTAACAATAAGGGCAGCACGTCCTTCACCGTTGTCGGCAGCACCGGAACGTCTATTTGCACGCTTGCGCCTGGGGAGCTGTGGCAGGTCTACATGACCTCAAACACCACTGCGGCTGGCGTCTGGGTGTCGTATCAGTTTGGCTCTGCCACCACTCAGGCTAATGCCGCCGATCTTGCTGGCGCGGGTCTGATAGCCATTACGAATACGTTGAATCAGGCCATAACCACAAACACGCTGAACTCAGATTACACTTTGGGTGTCACTGAGCGCGCCCACCTGATCAACTGGACTGGTGCCTCGGGGACGCTAACGCTCCCGGCTATCTCGGCTATTGGGGCAGAATGGTTCTGCTATATCCGCAATAGTGGGTCGAGCTCTCTCGTCGTCGATGGAAATGGGTCCGAGCTTATCAATGGGCTCGCTTCGCTCACGTTGACTGTTGGCCAGTCCGTGATGATCATTTGCGACGGAACCGACTTCTACACCGTCGGCGGTGGAGGCGGTGGAACAGCCGCCTTCGATTACACGTCAATTAATGTTGCTGGCACCGGAAATTACACGCTTTTTGGAACCGAGCTAAATCGGATTTCGTACAATCTAACGGGCGTTCTGACAGGCAATCGAAATATCATAGTTCCGTCTACGGTTCAGCAATACTGGGTGACCAACTCTACCTCTGGCGCATATACGCTGACCGTGAAAACGGTTGCCGGAACCGGCATCGTTGTCACCGCCGGAGAGGCGCTGATTCTCTACTGCAATGGCACCAATGTTGTTGAGGGACAAACGTCAGCAGGAATAGCTGTTCCGTTGCCTATATCTGAAGGCGGCACAGGTGCCACAACCGCCTCGGGCGCTCGTGTAAACCTTGGCGGCACTTCTGTCGGTATTGGCGTTTTCACGGCAGCTAATACTGCCGACGCCCTTACGGCGCTGGGTGGAACAACAGTTGGTCAGGCCGTATTTACCGCTGCAAGCGATTCATCTGCGCAAATAGCTCTTGGGGCTACAGCGACTGGTCAAGCGCTCTTTACCGCTGCAAACGCTTTGGCGGGCAGAAACGCCTTGAACGCTACAACTGTCGGTAATGCTCTCTTTATAGCTACAAATCAAGCTGCGGCTTGGACGGCCCTTGGCGTTGCGCCCGCTGGCGTTGTTGATGGTGGAACGTTCTAATGGCTCCATATGTCATCAAATCCCTTCCCGGCATCAAGCGCGACGGAACTCGCCTTGAAAACGGTTTCTACGTTGATGGCCAATGGTGCAGGTTTCAGCGCGGCCTCCCACGCAAAATGTGGGGCTATAGGCGTCTCAGCAAGGACTTTACAGAAATCTCGCGTGGGTTGAGCACCTTTAACCAGAACGGTCTTCTTTACATCGCCTCTGGCAGCGCTAGTTTGCTTCAG